CTTCATGTTCTTATTTAAAGAACTCTTGTTAATTTTTGGTCCTTTATCAATATGTTTAGGACCATCGTTTGGGTATACCTTTGCATCGGTTCTACCTTTTTTAGCTACGCCATCTGCGTCTTTTTTATATCCCATTTTTAACTCCTAAGTTGTAGTTACTGTTACATTACCAACTAATACTGCTGGTGCCAAGTCATTTGGGGTTAACCCTGCATCATTTGCCCTTGCACCACCTACAGGATTCCAACCCCACTGGATAATCCTACTACCTAACTCTGGACTACCAAACCCATCTGGCCCAACACCCGTAATATTTATCTGCAGTCCACTTTGTCCAGAAACCTGATAACTAACATCTGGACGAGGTTCCCGTACAGCTTGTGGATCGTTGACCGGATATAAACCCAATTGTAATTGTGGATGATCTGGATCCCAACATGTTTTGCAAACTTTGACCCGGTACGGCTTAGTCTTAAGAGTCTGAATCCGTAACTCTTTAAGCTTGTACCGTTGTGCGCATCTATCGCACTCGGCAATCGCATATTTTCCAGAGGCATACTTATTTGGCATAGCATATTAACGGTAATAAAACATATTGCGTGGGACAACCCGTAGCGCTGCTTTTTCCCGGTCTTCTTGCTCGGCTAACGTCCACTGCTGTTCATAGTCGGCTTTGAGCATCATAATTCTATTAGGATCAACCCCAGGCATTTTGACACTTAAGTGATAGGCCAATCCTGCAACCATGCAGGGGATAAAACGAAATGGAATGTCTTGAGTACGAATGCCAGACCCAGCATCTTGAATACGGCGCATACGATAATACACAAAAGTGTACTGATTACCAGGCGGATTTGGAGTTGGCCAAACATTAATACAAGGCAAATTATTTACAAAAACATTAGCCCCATTTGAATGTGTAGTAGCCGTAGTGCCGTTTTGACCCCGCCACGCATTCAAAATTTGATTGCCTACAATATTTTGATATCCAATTGTTTCATTCCCAACATTAATAAATCCTTGAGTTGGTAGATTTGACGCATTAGTTAGTGTAATGGTTGTCTGATCTGTAGAAGTTATAGCTGCCGCCAAGGTGGTCTGTGGGATGTTTGCTACGTTCCCAGACTGACGATTAATGAATACCTGAATAGGGCGTCCAGTGGCGTTTTTATTAGGTATTGTTAAGTAAGTAGATTCACTAATACGATTAATATTAATATCAATTTGATTTGTGCCTTCCCATTATTAGTACGGACAACCGTATCTAATAGGTCAATCGTATCTACCGGAATAGGATAAATAGCCTGCCCAGTGTTCATTACAATCTGGCCCTGCTCAACAGTCCAAAGATTAATACCCCGGTTTGCCCACTCAATCGTTAGAAGATTTAAGCTACGACGAGCGGTACGAAAGTCATATCCAGAACGAGACTCAAGATTGCAACGTTCAAACGCCTCCTCAATGAGGTCATTCATATCCAAGTTGAAGGTACTTGTTCCTGTAGTGGACATTATTTAACCTTTCGGTATGACTTTACCTTTTGCTTTATTTTTTGGGGTTGTGACACGAACTGTTTTCCCTGAGCTTTTCCGGCTCGTTTTGCTCGAGTCGTTGCTGCGTACTCGGCGGGGCTTAGCGCTTGTATCGCTCTTTTTGGTAGATACCGCTCGCCTGTTTCGGACGACTTTTTTCCCGACTTGGTCGTCCACTTTTGGGCTGTCCAAGCTTTGAGGCTGCGTTGGGATTTTGCCAAAGCCATTAAATAATCTCCAGAACCAAGTTATCTTCACTTTTTCTTTAGCTTCGACAAAGTCTGAGCTAACCTCGCACGTTGTCCCATTTTACCGGGCTTCTTAGCCGCAGCAGCTAGTTTTTTAGCAGGGATCTTCTCGCCCTTCTTAACACCCATGGCTTGTTTTAAAGCACCAGGTTTTTTAATAGCAGACTGAATCCAATTAACCTTGCCACCTTTTTTAAAAACGCCTTTACCTTTTAGGATGTCAGCACGAGTAACCTTGCCATCACCAGTTAAATCAGGAAAATCAGCCACGATAACCTCCACCTTTTTCTTTGTAACGTTTTGCTAAGAGCTGCGCTTTACGAGCAGACCATTGACCCGCCGCAGTACCTTGTACAGCAGATGCTTTAATACTCTCAAATAAAGCCTTGCGCATACCAGGCTTCGTATAGTTACCAGCTTTATTAACGCTAGAAGTTTTACCACCTTCTTTGTACATATCGACTTCATCAGGATTATCCCTACGACGAATAACCTTACCTTTAGGCATTTTGGATGGGTTTATGGCGCCCATGCCACGACTGGCTCTCATACGATTTTGCCCCGAGTTTTACCACGCATCGCACAACCATCTGCACGGGATGAAGCTGTGCCGCCTTTTTTCATCGGTCTTACTCCACGAGTAGCTTCTCTTCGAGCTTCTTTTTCTGCTTCGTCTCCAGCATCACTTGCAGCATACGCAGCTTTTCTAGGATTTAAAGGCCAGTTTGTTTTATCTGACTCGTATTCCTTTTTTGCCTTTTCTTCAGCAGCTTTTCGTATTGCTTTTGGGTATTCTGTATCAGCCATAATCAAGCCCTCGTTTTTCCTCGTATGCAGCATCCATCAGCTCTTTGGGATGCAGTTCTCACTTTGCCACCAGCTTTATAGTTCTTCGTGATGTCACGGTTTGATTTAGGCATAGCACCGCCACCACGAGTCACAGGTTCACCAAACCGTTTATAAGTCCGCTCATCTTTAGCGGTAACACGATGCTCTTCAGCCATTTTGCTTAATTTAGCTCTAGCTTCTTCTGCCCCACTTAAATCCAAAGTGCCTTGTCCAGCTTTAGCAGCTTTATTACGCTCTCTGGTTGTTTGCTTAGCTTCTTCGGCTTTAGTTTCAGCTTCTCGCAAAATAGCACGCTCCTTAGCCTTTTCTTTAGCTTTCTGAACTTCTTCAGCGCTTTCAGTAGGCAATTCAGATAAAGCCCGCATTACCTTTTTAGGCTGCTCGGGTTCATCAAAATCAAAGGAGCCTTGTGTAGCCATTTAGCAAGCCTTTTTGCCTTTAGCCATGCCGCCATAAGACATTTTGATTTGTTTAGCTTTGGTTTTGCCTTTCACAGCAACACCATCAGCAGACTTATGTCCAGCAGACAAACCGCCAGAAGCCATCTTTTTGCCATGCATACGCTTCTCATGACCCTTAACAGCTTTGGCTGCTACCTTTTTCATCATGGGCTTATCTTTTGCAATATCCGAATGTTTCATTACTCCACCTTCCTTTTTGCCAACATACTTGGTTACGCTCTCGTTAGGGACATTAAGCTTGTAACCAAACTTACTACCAAAACGAGTCCTTGGTTTATTAATTTGATTCTGACCGCCGTACGTATATCCAGTGCTACCGCCAGTACCAAACCGTTTGCCTTTATCGGCAGTTAAAAATTCCTCGCCAACAGAACGAGGCACTCCTACTCTTTTAGCAAATGCAGGGTTTTTAGCCACTGCTGCCATAAAATTATGTTGTTTTTTACTTACGCTTGGCACGTTTAATCCACTCTTGAACTGTATCCGTTTCATAAATTCGGATACCTGTCCAAACAATCGTAAATAAAGCAGCGATAGCGGGCAAAATTTCCACAAGGGCTCCTATTACAGTTATTACAGACAGCCCATCTAGGATGTGCTTTGTCCCTTCACTAAAATGCTCTTTCATACTCATACCATCTTACCTTTGGTTTTTCCTCGCACTTCGCATCCACCACCTCGAACCTTACCACCTTCAGCGCAATTCCAAGCCCGTAAAGACTTATTAATGCGAGAGTTTGGATCATTAGCAGTTTTAGCAGAAGTTAGTTTCTTTTTCATACCCTTCATACGGGCGCAGAACGAATCACGGCGGGGGCCGCCTTCGGGTTGTGGGGCTTTTAGCCCCGGTTTGCCTGGGTTAGCACGGTTGTAAGAAGCCCTGCCCTTAGCGTTCAAACCACCACTTGGGTTTTTACCTTCTTTGCGTTGCCATGCTGGAGTCTTAGCCATAAAACACCGTTGCAGTTACAGATGGCCCGCAGCCTACAAACATGCCATTTTTTAAATAAATACCTTCGCCTGGAATTAGAACAGGTAGTCCTACCGTGCTATAAGTATCAAGTTGTAAATTAATTTTGCTATAAGCAGAAACATTACCTGATGTAGAAATCGAATTTGCTGCAGTTACAGTAAAAGTATCGGGGTCTACAAGGGTAATTGCATACACGCCATCTCTTGAATTACCAGTAGTAAAGTCAAGAAAAACACGCTGCCCGTTAGTAAAACCATGTGCAGTAATTGTGCAAGTAATCGTGTTGGTTGTTTGGCTATAAGTTCCAGACTTCACTACAGTTGGATCACAAACCGCAATGTTACGCAACGATGACGTAGCGCTTGTCACTGTGATGCACTTTAACCGCACAGGTTGCTGAGTTACAACGGTTCCTGTGCTGGATACACGGGTAGATTTAACGTCATATTGCATCATGGTCTATTCCTATCCGTAGAAAATAGTCATGGTTACGGTAGTAGACGGTAACAAGCAAAATAACCCTTCTGTTGCAAGAATACCCTCACCAGGAATCAACGTATAAAACGAAGTCCCACTTGAGCAGTCTAGCTCAGTAAGAATCTTGGGGTATAGAGTTACGTCGCCACTAGTCGTTAAACTTGCTGTAGTTACAGTAAATGTATTAGTCGTTACGTTTGCTACAGTATAAGAGTCGTCCACCGCTGTACCGCTAGTAAAGTTAAGTCCTACTACATCACCATTTGACAAACCATGGTTAGCAATAGTCACAGTACAGGTTGTTGAACCTGGAATATCGTAGGTTCCAGTTAAAGCGCCAGCGGTGTCTACCACACACGAATTAAATGTAGTAGACGTAGATGGCGATATAACAATACCTTTTAAGCGGGTTCGCCCGTTATACGCAAGCGATGAGCTTGTTGCATGGTACGACAGAACGTCTGTTTGCATACCCATAGGGGTCTCCTATTAGACGTTTTCTGCGCCAGTATCAGCTACGAAATAACGAATAATTCCAGAGCAGTTACCAGAAGCTACACCGTTAGCTGCGGTAGTTACAACAACCAAGTTGGTTGCATTAGCTACGTTACCAACAGAAGCGCCAGCGCCAGAAGTGCCAATAGTAAAGTTAGCACGGGAAGCGGTAGAGCCACCATCTAATAAGCCTTTAGCTACAGGAGTTCCAAGAGTTGTGCTTTGTCCTGGGCCAACTCCGACTAATGGGGTAAACCCTAAGTCAACAGCGCCAGTACCAGTTTCGGTAATGGTAACGTCAGTAACGATAGCGCCAGCTGGGAGGATCAAAGCCTCGGTGCCATCAGAATTGGTTACGTTTGCGCTTGCTGCGCAGTTAGAGATAAAAAACTGAGCTGCCATAACCATGGAGCCAGCAGTTGCAGTACGGGTTTGATCTCCACCAGTGGAGCGCCATACGCTAGAGGTAGTTGCTAAAGTCATGTTAATTGTCCTTCGTACAAAGATCCGCCTGTCAATTGTGTACGCATCTGCTGGGGCAGTTTGACAGACTCATCACCCAGATGTGTAGATATTACTACTTTTTTAAGGTTCTGCAACTTCTTTTTGATATAAATACAATAAATACATACAGGAGCCCCTATGAGCGCATGGTTAATTATTGTCACGGGTTTGATATACGCCTATATTGCTATTGAACAGGGTATCAAAGGTAACGTGCCCATGGCGGTCGTATATAGCGGCTATGCCTTTTCTAATGTCGGGTTATATATTCTGGCAACAAAATGAATAAGATCGAAGTCGACCTAAAAGCTTTGCCATCAGATGTTAGGGCTTGGGTCGAGTTTGAAGTTATGGCTAGTAACGCCCATGATATTGCCGTACACCTCCAACGCAAAAAGCAAGTACGTATGGACGGGATTATGGTGTCGGGGTTCTTTTGCAGCCACACAGATAGACTGTTTGTGGCTGGGCTATCCAAGGATTGGATACCCATTATGGTCCATGAAACCTGCCATCGTGACCAGTATACCGAGCAAGCCAAGGTCTGGAACGCAACCGTAAAAATTGATGGTGAAGATCAGGATCCTTTAACCGTTATGCACGACTGGTTAGAACACAAAATTGAACTTGGCCCATATAAAACAAAGCAAATGCTTGTTGGCGCTATGAATGTAGAACTAGATTGTGAACGCAGGGCGGCTAAGAAAATAGATGAGTTTTACCTACCGATTAATCTCAAAGAATACATACAAAAAGCTAATGCTTATGTGTACTTTTACTTAGCAATGCAACACACTCGGGAGTGGTACCCTAAGGGTAAAGCCCCATTTTCACTGCCAGAAGTATGGACTAAGATGCCTGCTGACTTTGATAACGACTATACAAAGTTACCTAAAAAAATCAAGAACTTAATTTTGAGACATTCATACAATATGCGAGTTTGATGCCTTACAAGGATCTAAAGGACCCAAAACGAAAAGAAACATACAAACGATACTACGCAAAACACGGATACAAAGTAAAAGCTGCTACTGCCAAACGCCGCAAAGAAGCACGGGAAAAATGGCAAGATTATAAGAAAACTTTGTATTGTGTAGAGTGTGGGCAAAAGCACCCTGCAACTTTAGATTTTCACCACGTTATCAAAGATGATAAAAAAGTAGTCACGGATTTAATTAGAAACGGACAGCTCAAACGAGCCATGGAAGAAGTCCAAAAATGTGTTGTTTTATGCGCAAACTGCCACCGCATTCATCACTGGGAAGAAATAAGAGCTAAAAGAAAAGCTAAAAAAGCAGCAAGAAAGAAATAAAAAACCCCACCTGGTAAGGTGGGGCTTCTCGTTGGAACAAGGACCTTGTTTAGGCGCCTTGTGAACCAAACATACCGAGAGGATCGGACCAGCCGAAGCTATAACGCTCACGAGCCTTGTAACGTACGTTACCAGTATCGAAGTCACCGTCCATAGAATTCTGGAGCGGAACACGAACGAAATGCTTCATACCGTTAGGTACATCAGTGGTCAAGTACCAAGCATTGGTGTCGGTCAAGAAGTGGTTAATGGTATAACCCTCTGGAATCGAACCGTTGTTCTTGATTGCATTGATGTCGTTGTCGTTTGTACCAACACGGAGTTCGGTTTCTAGCAAACGAGTTGCAACGAACTGCAGTGCAGGTGGAACAATCAACTTACGTGGCTTAGCAGCGATCAACAGACCACGCTCATCAGTCCACAAGCTGATTTGAATAACGGCGGCTTCCAAAGAAGTCTCGTTAAGGTCAGCAGGGGTTGTTGGAACGTTGCTGTTAACACCACCAGATACGAGCGGATGGTTAGCGTTAAATAAAGAAACGCCGTCACCACCTGGGTATCCGTTGTCAAAGCCGTTGTTTAATACAGAAGCAGCACGGACTTGCTTGGTATAAGCCATGGAACGAGCGAGTGCCTTGGTATAACGAGCTGAGAGGCTGTCATACAAGTTATCTTCAATAGCTTCTTCAGTTAAGCTGAAGCCTTGAGCGATCGTTACGTGGGTATAGCGAGCTGTCCAAGCCTCTTGACCATTGTCATAAGCAATTGGTGCACCCTCGTTTTTCACGGGAGCAGCACTAAAACCTGATAACTTGGTCTCTTCTTCGAAGGAACGCTCAGAGGTCTCGGTTTCGTAGATCTCTTTGTGTTCTTCACCATATCTTGCATACTCTAAGCCAAACAAAGCGTTAAGGCCCGGTAGCAACTCTTTAAGTAGTTGTGCACGAGAAATAGCCATTTATATGCTCCTTAAGCTGTGTAATCGTTAGCCTCACCAGCAACTAAGTACTGATGATTGTTGAACTTAACTACAACTTCACGGAAAGTCGTAGCGCTTGCTGCAGTATCAGGTACTACGGCAATAACACGTAGTGGGAGAGCTGCTGCATTGCCTTGTGCATTAGTTGCATAGACAGATACACCAGAATCACCAGTGGTGTTAGAACCAGAACCTTGACGAACTGCAATGTTAGTACCAACGATGCTTTGGTTAACAGTAGTAACGGTAGCGTTACCGCTGAAAGTTACAGCAACTTTGAAAGCAGCCATAGGATCATCAACTACGTAAGCAATAGCGCTGGTAGCAGCAGCATTGCCAGGATAGTATTGAGCCTGAACGGTTTGACCTTGAGCGTTAACATACTGAACACCAACAAAAACACCAACGGTGTTGTTTGCAGCGGCGGTAGTAGAGTCAACAGTTACGGTCGATTTTTCAATCTCGCCACCTGCAGCAATACGGACGATGTCGCCGTTGTAGATTGGGGTGTTATAAGCAGAGTCGATAGGAATCTGACGAATAGCACCGGCATAGGGTAGTCCATCTACACGGTTAATCGGCTGTAAGCCGTAGGGAGCTGAAACGGTTGGATAAGCCATTTATAAACTCCTAAATTAAAAATTAAGAACCTTTTCCAAAGGAACTTGTAGTTTTCTGTTCATTAAACAGAGGCATACGAGTGTCGCTTTGGCGCATAAGAGTGTTCTCAACAGCTTCCATTTGAGCGTTAGATTGAGCGGAATAATATTTGTTCCGTTGCTCAACAAACTCAACAGGAGTCTTGCAGAGTAACAACCCGCCAATCTCAATATTGTCTTTATATCGACTATTGGGATCGACTAGCATTTGAAATTTTGGTTGTTCTTCAATACGTACAGGTTCCCATCCTTCTCTGAGTTTGGCAGATAAGTTACGTGGGTCTGCTTGATTTAAAGATGCAACACGAATCCACCGGTAAGCATAACCAGCCTGTTTGTCGGGTTCTGGTAATAACTCTGGAGGAGCCCAATGCGTGGGGCGCTCCACTGCGGTGCGTTTGTCTAATTCACGAGTCAGTCTGTTTTCAGCCATTTGAAGCCTCCAATTTACGTTGTTCACGGGCATAAATCTCTGGTGTTAGTCCTAATTTCTTAATTAGGGCCATCTGGGTCTGTTTTAGACGTACCTGTTTGGAGGACGTCGACCTAGTCGCCGGAGCTACAACCGTTGCGGGCTTTGCTTTTGCTTGAGCTGTTTGTGGCTCTGCTTCTGGCTCTGCCTGACTACTTTCTTCCTCGGTATCGAAATACTCTGGAAACTTTTTGCGCATTGTTTTGTCAATGTGCTTGAAGTACTTATCGGTGCCTACGATTGTTGGACCATACTCATCAATAAGTTCTTCATGAATACCTACAGCAAAATTTGACATGGCTTTTTTGGAACCATACCAAGGATTTTCATCCAACCAAGCTTGTGTTTTGGCATCAATCTTGGGAGCTTCTTGCTGCTTTTGTGTTATTTGTACATCATTTTCCTGCTCTTGTAAAGCAGATGGTTTGAAGTTCTTAGCTTGCTGTGCTTTGAAAGTAGCTTCTGAGACTTTGGCTTGAGCTTCTACAATCCGCTCCGTATCACCAGAATCTAATGCTTCTTTATATTCACGCTTAGCCATAGCTAGTTCAGCCTCGGCTGCGTTTTGCACAGTTTCGATATAAGTCTTTTCACCGGCGGTATATTGAGCACGAAGCTTTTTATTCTCGTCGGCTAGGCGTTGTGCAAGTGCAATAGCTTCTTGTTGTTCACGCAAAGCTGCTTCTTTAGCACGACGCTCATCGTTCCAAACCTTCTTATATTGCTTGATACGCTCCTTCTGAGCTCTGGGATCTAGCTCTTCTTGGTCTTCATCAGCAACTTCCAGCTTTTTAACAATTTCCTCTGGCATCGGCTTAACATTCCGATCTTCAGGGGGTGTGTCATCCTCGATGATGTACTCAGGTTCATCCGCTGCAGCTTCCTGCTCTACGGGTTTACCCTTAGTTTCTTGCTCATCGGGAAACTTAAATTCTTCTTTTTCCATTTCAGGCATGATTTAGCTCCTTATATAAATTTACGGGTTATGCCACGTGGATCCTCAACAACGGCCTCTACCGAGTCGTCATTAATAATCCTGAACTCTTTGCCATGAATAACTAGGCGAGTTCCGGCATTCGGTCTTACTAAAACAAAATCTCCGGGCTTACACCAAGGTCCTGTTGGGAACCTAGATGGGTCCTTATAACAATCCGGACCAAGTTCAATTACGAAAAGAATCGTAGTAAGAATCTCGTCCTTCTTGATTAAGTCATCCGGTTTAAATAGCTCAGACCCCTCAAATTGCTTTTCCACGTCGGGGATAGCGCATAGGATGCGATAGCCTTGTGGTTTAGGAAGCTGTCTGCCTCTTTGCTCAATGGGAATGTACTCATCGCTGTTGATCGATGGCATCGGGTTTCCAAGAGCGTCTGTTATTACTATTTGCTTCTTATCGGGGTTTGTGCCGATGAAGGCTTCACTCATCAGATTTCTCCAATCTTTGTTTAAGGTCACTTATTTCTGAAAGTGCAATCAGCAGACCTTTTATCTGACCGCACATGTGTTGGTACTCGTCGTAGTTTTTGGCTGCGCCGGCACCTAGACTCTCTTCCAGGGATTTGGCCTGTTCACCTAGCTTTTGGGCTAAGTGGTCGAGATATTTATCAATCATTTACGTTTCTCCGTAGCACGGGTGCGTGCCATTTGATCTCTAGACTTGGCAATATCTACACCAATCCTAGTTCCTTCAAGCTGCTGCTTAGCAACAAGATTTGCCTTGTCTTGCTCAGCTTTAGCTCCAATCTGTGCTCCAGCAATTCGCTCTTGCGACTTGATACGCTCTTCTTCAAGTCTAATCTGGTCGGCTTTAGCTGCGGCATCAACTGCAAGTTTTCTTTCTTTAATACCAACTTCTGCCTGCTTAATCTGAAGTTCTTGCTGTTGCATTTGAATAATCGGATCTTGCGCTGCTTGCTGTGCGGCTTGAGCAGCTGCTTCGTTTTGATTGCGCTGCAACAACATTTGTGCAGCTTGTGCTGCCAGTTGTGATACACGTACTTCAAGTTCTTCTGGCATAACCTTGTCATCATCCTCATCGTTTGGATGATATGGCAAGTCAATACCCATCTGAGCTTCCATCTGTTTGCGATACTCAAACGCAATATGCTCATTAATATGAGCCATCATTGCAGCCTGCATAGCTTGAGCGTTGGGGTTTTGTCCAACTAACTGCATAATCTTTGGATCTTGTATAGCAGCCATATGCGTTGCAATGTGTGCTGGATGATCTTGATATAAGAATGCTTTAACTGGCTTCATCATGAGAATGTTCTGATTCTCAGTGATGGGGTCCTCAGGCTTTTGGTCCTCAGGTAACTTAACTAGCTTCTGAGCATTTTTAATACCCAACACATCAAGCATCTGGCGATGGAGTTGTGGGAGGTTATATATCTGTGGTGCACCTTGAGCTAGCTGCAATACAGCTTGGTATTGTGTAATCTTCTGAGCCATGGTTGCTGCGTTTGGGTCAGAGACTGGAATGACATCGACGTTGTCATAGTCACTCTTCTTAGCACGTGGGCTACCAACATCTGGTTCGTAAGTGTAGGTATCTGGAGTGTAATCCCTAATGATGTCTCGAAGTAACCGAAGCTCCTCTTTGAATGAATAGTGGATGCGGGCTTGTACAGCGGACATTACTTTCAATGTACGCTCCAGAATCGCTAATGTTGTTCCAACCGGTGCTTGCGCACTCATGTCGGAAATCTGAAGATCTGCTGCAGAAGCAAAGCGACGACCTTCTTCGATGATCTTATCCATCAGCCCAGCTAATACCATGCTAGGTTCTTTGTACGGTAATGGTAAGAAGTTATCCCGCATTGTTCCAGCGGGTACATCTACATCACGCCACTCTCCTGGTGCTATCGGCGTGTCATCTCCTTTGACTCGCATGCCCCGAGCTTTGAAGCCGCCTGGTAAGTTAGACAAGCTTCCTGCATCAACCAATTGCCGGAGGATTGAAGTACCAGATTTAGCAAACGCCCCGATGAGGTGAATAAGACCAAAGCAGTAGAAACCAAAACCGGGAATATAACCATAATGCACAAAATGCGAACGCTTCTTCTTATGCTCATCTTCTGGCCTCCAGTTACGACGAATGGCAAGAATAGTACCATTAGCCTTCTCGATGGTGACGATGTAGGGTAGTGCTATACCTGTCGGCTTACCATTTTTGTCTACATCTTCATATCCGTCTAAGTCCAGATCTACCTGCATTTCAAGGAGCTTGTAGCGATCATCTACTGACGCTCTAAAGCCCATCTTCTCTGCAATCTTCTTCTCTACTTCATCGAACGCATCAACAGGTTCTGGCAACTCGACATCACGATAGAAGCCTGCGTGTTGCAACTTCTTAACCTCATTAGGAGTCTTGCGCATAACATGCGTGACTCGTGGTGAACTAGCTAAATCAGTTGCACCATAAGGCACAACCAAATCTTCCGCCGGTACAAACATTGACACTTGTCGCCCAAGACTTGGATCAAAATAAACTTTTTTGAACGCATTACCAGATAGTCCCAAGCCCCAGAGCATGCGCTCATGCTCAGGTCTAAACTCAGGCATTTTTTCTGTGAGTTGATAGTTCATGTCATCACCAACTCGTTCAGCAGCGTCTTTCTTTTCTTGGGTTTCTTTACCAATAATGACGGTCTTTACTGGACCCATGGCTGGGAATGTCTCCATAATGGTCTCTGCTTGAAAGCGCACTAGAGTCTCGGATAGTAGTGGGTGATACACACCACATGCGCCTTCCCATGGCTCAGCACGTTCTTCAATAGTCATACCTAATAGTTGTAGCCCATCTACGTATGTCTGCATCCAGTCTTTGCGGCTACTGATGTCTTCATCAAAGTCACCCGCTAACTCACTTGCCAGCATTTGTAACTTGTCTTCACTCATGTACTCGGCTAAGTTGGCATCAAAGTCCTTATCACTAGGCTCTTCCTCTTCGATACGCAAGATGGGTTGCCCATCAATACCAATCTCAACGGCTTCTGGATCTTCGATCTCAATCTCGATCTCCGGACCTTCTTCAAGAATCGGCATTGCGCCTAACCCCATCGGGGCTTGTGATAGTGCTTTATCTATTGCCATATACGCCTGCCTTATACGTTGTAGTAACCTTTGTTACGTCTGGATCTAAACTCTAGTGGCTCGTCTTCTTCATCGGAGTCTAGCGGTATAAACCCACCTCTTCTAAACCGCAGCATCGCTTGGGTCATCGAGTCAACCAAGTCATCATGGTCTCCGCTTGGAAACGACGCTACCTCTTCAACTAATTCTTCCGCCCACGAGGTATTTGGAACCCAAACCCTCCCACTTGCAAATATATCAGCAACTGCGTTCAAACGGGCAATTTTATCGTTACCTTTTGATGGAACGTATTCCTGAACAGGTATACCCATTTGTCTAAGTTCAAATACTAGTGGTGCCCCCGACGCTTTAGCTTCTACTATTAGACAGTCTGGTTCCCACTCTTTATAGTGTTCCATCGCTTTCTGTTTTAGCTCTGGAAACTCCATCCGCTCTTTAAATGCATTGAGCAGAATTATATTCGGGACATCTATCCCTCTAGCGTTGGGTTGGTAGAACACTCCCCAAGTAGTACAAGCGCAGTAGTCTGACCGCTGAGTCTTCAAAAACGCCGTATCCCAAGACTGTATAGTGAACTCGCAAAACGGCGGCGTCTCATGCTCCCAGATATTCCACCATTCTCGTTTAATGATTGCGCTCACGTCCGAGGTCGGCGCTTGCATATATTGTGCCATCCACTTGGCATTGGGCAACTCGGTCTTTAGAGCAGTTAACTCCTTTAAACTCCAAAAGTCAGGCCACAGCGGCAAGCCATCGGGCAAAATTGCAGGAAACTCAATGACTTCCCACTTCTCACCACTGCGTTGTTCGGCGGCTTTTACTACTTGTGCAGTCAAATCCTTCTTTGACCACCGTGTCATCACAATAATGATGGATCCCCCTGGTTGTAGACGCTGACGAGGGCCTGATGTATACCACTCATATACTTTGTCATAGACTTCTGGGTTGCTCTCGGCTAAGGTTGCCTCTTGTTCCGAGTGAGGGTCGTCAATAATGAGGATATCCGCACCTTTACCCGTGACAGCACCACCCACACCGATAGCAAAATAGTCTCCCCCCTTGTTTGTTGCCCACCGCCCAGCAGCTTTAGAGTCAGCCTGTAGTCCAACTCCAGGGAAGATAGTCTTATAAACGTCGGAGTCCACAAGATTACGGACTTTACGTCCGAAGCCAACTGCAAGCTCGGCTGTATGAGAAGTCTGAATAATCTTTTTCTGTGGATACTTACCCAAGAACCAAGCTGGTAACAAGTATGAAGCAAACTCAGACTTAGTATGACGAGGAGGCATGTTAATAATAAGTCGCTTACACTCTCCAGCCGCAACTCGCTCAAAGGCTGCTGCCATTTCATCGTGGTGGGCTCCTTCTATAAAGTTAGGCCAGACTTTTTTGACAAAAGCCATGAAATTATCTTGCGCATCCTCGGTATCCACCTTTTCTACGGTGTCACCAAGCTTCTCATACCAAACACGCAGGTCAGCTTCGCCTAAATTATCTAAGTTATCAGCTAAAAACTGTAATTCAGCCGGAGTTAAATCGACTTTTTCGACTTTTTGTATATTTTGAGAAACAATTTGGCTCATTTGACCTCTTTAACCTCAACGTCAACCGCTTCTTCTTTTGGTTTTAGCTGCGCTAGACGACTTTCTGTCTTACTTTTGTTCTCAATCTGTTGTTTTTGCATAAGTTGTGCAATTCTTTCCTTAATCGCAGCCTTCAACTCCTCGCTAGTGCGGTGCGTAATAGTGATTTCAGCACGCTCAGTGAACAAATCTGATGCTTTTCCTAGTAATTCCAAGGCTTTGAGCGCTGTTTTGTTATCTTCGTCCTTGCTAATTTCCATCAATCTGTTGACTACGATGGTCCGAACCTGAATTTTGTCTGCGACAACCTGCTTTTCGTACTCAGATATATAGTCACCCAGTTTTAATGCCACATTGACATTCTTTAACGCAACTTCGTTTGCGCCGGGTTTCTTATCTTTATCTTCTTGTGCTGGGTCTACCTGCATACGCTCGAACATTTCTTTAGCTTTTGCGTCTTCTTCAGGCGACACGCTAGTCTCGAGGCCGAGTTCTCGTAGCAGAAGTGCAGTGTTACCGGCGATCTTGGCTCGCTCAGTCATATTTTTGCCACCCTTACTATAGTGCGGGGCAACAGGTATCGGTTTGTCGAGGTTTGGCTCAACGGGTATAGGCATACAACCTTCTTGTCAGGTATATATGTGCGGAGTTTAGCAGGAATTTGTAAAAAGAAAAGGGGTGTAGATTTGGCAGCTGTTTCGTGTAACGTGGAAAGCCGCAAAAACCGTTACTTGCTGCATCCTCTAGTGGCGGCTTAACCACCCCGCAAAATAATATACACCAAGGAGACGGGACTCCAAAATATTTGGTGGGGGGCCATTTCGCTATTAACGCAGCTGTACTTCCCATGGAAAAAAGTAGACCCCCCGGGGGGTGTAAGTTTAAATGAAAGTTTGGTTGCTGTATGTTTTAGGTTATGTATTACGTGAGAATAGGATAATTTAAAAGGGTGACAAAAAGTCGGGCTCATTTTTAAATTGCGTAATTGGTTGTGCAGATTATTGTGTATATATCGTTCTAGGTTCCATCAACTGTTATTTGGGGGGTCAGGTAGTGGTGGGGTGTGAACTTGCCAAAAATTTTATGGGCTATGCCTAGTTGTAATTAAATACTCCAATGCTAGTTATGTGGTCGAAATTTTTTTTGACCCTTTCGGCTCGGCTCGGCTTGTGTGCGGTTGTAGTCGTTTGCCTGTAAAAATCCTACACTATTACATTGGTTCAGGTAATATAAAGGTATGGGGTAATCAAGCCCTATATTATTTGCGAGGTGCATTATGACTAGAGGTATTTGGGTAGTTGAATGGATAAGTGGTAATGAAATGCTTACTAAGTTTTTTCATTATGAATCAGACGCTAGAAAGTTTTGCCAAGATTTATATAACGAGTGCCTGATTGTTGGTGATGTGTTCCGAGATGATTACAGGGTTTATTCTGATCTCGCTGAGCAAGGTTTATTGTAGTGCGGTTTGAGGGTTGCCGATTCAGCCCTCGCTTTGCACAATTCAAGGTCGTATCTTGGTTTGTGCGTTTTTATGGAGATGTAATCATGCCAAATAAGGCAAATACTAAAGTAGTAAACCCTTTTGAGGGTGTAGTGAATCAGGTTGTAAATCCCGATGGTTCTGTCGTTCCTGTGCAGTATGTGGCTAATCCTGCTGAGGTCTATAACTTATCGGCTGAGGAGTTTGCCGATTTGACGGATTTAGCAGAGGATTGGTTCAATGGTTGCGACCTACTCGGCAAAGGTAAAACCTTGCGTTCTGATACCGCCAAGGCTATCAAGAAAATGCTTGGTGAGTTGCCTGAGTTTGCCAAGTATCACGCCTACCGCCAAGCATTTATCAATCAAATGCTTAGTTCGGGCAAAACCAAGAACGATACCTCGGCTGGTCAGATGTGGAACGAGTTGATCGATTTGGTGCGTGATATATGCAAACCCTTTGCTATACCCAAATCACCCAAGGCTAATGCTCAGCGTATGCAGTCAAAGCGAGATCAGGAACGCAAGGCGTTGGAATCGCTTAGTGATGATGAGTTGCTGTCGGCTTTGGCTAATTACACTGATAGCAAACAGTTCACCAAGTGCAATATGGTGCAGACTGTATTGACTCAGCGTGAAAAACTTAGGGTTAAAAATGACCCCAAGTTAATCAAGGCTCAAGAGGAATTGAAAGCCAAGCGGGATTCGATTATTGCAGATGTTCGCAAAATTAAATCTATGGATCACCTAGCCAAGATCCAATCATACATGGCTCAGTATGTTCCTAAAGTTGTCTAATTAGTCAGTTTTACCAAGCCCTCGAAAGAGGGCTTTTTTTCGCCTAGCATTTTTGCTAGGCTTTTTTTATTTCTTCACCCTCTTTAGTTCCCTATCTCAATAGGGAACGGTCATTGTAGCAACGCAATAGCCCTTTCTGACTTCGGGCTTTTTGACTTATGCTGGAGTCCAGCATAACAAAATTTATTTTGTTTGTCAAGCGTGCATTGTTCTAAAAAACCCCCCTATTGTTCTGTATTGTTCTATGCCCTTGGAACATTCCTAACCCCTTGATTTAACTAAGTTTTATTGCGTTTTTTGGGGTATTGTTCTATTGTTCTGTCAAACTACAAACGCCAACTTTTTTTAGCCCTTCGAGAGACCCCCTTCGCATAGTGCAGAGGTGTTCCAAAGAAAAATTTGCCCCCCTTAATATAATCTAATAGAACAATAGAACAATATACTAAAACTAACCGCAAAGCCAATACCAGCATGGTTTTCTATTGTTCTATCGCACATAGAACATTATCGAACATTACGAACAATACACAGAACATTCAACCCACAAAGCCCATGCCTACACACGCACACACAAGTAAAATAAATCCTACAAACTCTTGACAAAGTAAGGTATTTGTGGTATACTTAAAGAATGGGATATCGTCTAAATTTTTTGCAACCAAACCCAACCCGCACATTTCAAGTTCCCATCTTGATTTGTGCAACACAAGGAGATGTTATATGTATCAAGCAAAGTTTCAAACCAACACCGCATACGATACGCACATACTATGCACCGTATGTCATTTCCCCAAAGTCACCCAAGGTCGCTACGACCACCTCAAAAGCATCAAACAACGCATTACTTGTCATGCCTGCGGTGAGAAGATTGCCGAGCAAGAATCCCGCAAAAAGCAAAGCCGAGTATTACCCATCAACAAAAGCACCCCGACTTACATCAGCGACCCTGAGATGCTCAAGCAACTAAACCCAAAGAGGACGACATGAACAGGCTACTAACAACAGAAAAACTACGGCAAGAAGTAGACGAAATATGGACAAAAACCCAAGCCTATGAAAAAGGCTACCAAGAAGGAAAGGAATACCAAATGAGTGAACCAAGAGAACCAAGATTTGAAGATGATTTTGATTGCGATACCGACCCTCAAGAACCCATGCCACCCGCATGGTTTGAAACCACTATCGAGGACATTGCAATCATGAAGTCCCACATCTACGCACAAGAGTATGACCCACACGCAGGCAGGGTCGTGCAAAAGGGCAATTACGCAGAAATCAAGGAAGCATACAAGGCGGGCTTTCTTGATGGCTTTACCCACCGCCTAACACAACTTAACACAGGAGAATAAGTATGACTACCTTCACAACCGAAGACCGCATCAATGCGGAAAAAACTCAAGAACTTCAAGCCGAGATACGCAATCTCAAGATCGAACTCAAGCACCAAAAAGAACGGGTCGAGAATTGGAAAGCGGCATACGACAAAGTCATGGACTACAACAAGAAACTCCTCGCAAAGGGGTGTGACAAATGAAGTCGTTTTTGCAGATAGGGTTATTCCTACTCATGATCGCCGTATGCGTAGTCTTGTGGTCAATCAAGTTGGAGTATGGGTTATGACTGAATACTACAAGGGACAACGCATTAGTGAGTTGTTGGGTGAGATTGACAGGCTGACCAAGATATTGGACACCTTCAAATTCGAGACCCTAAACCAAGCCGAGCAAGACCATGTGACCAAAGCGTTCTCGCAAATGGCAATCATGAAAGCCAAACTCACCGCATTACAGGGGGAGAAATGACTTCCATGCGACTAGCCAAGCGAAGGTATCAGATGGAAATGCTGTTGGTTGATGCCCTACCAGATGAGCCACCAAGCCCTCAAACTATTCTTGAGAGTGCCGTAAATCGAGCAATCGAGGATTTGCAACAGGCTCAGGCAAGGGGTATTGATCGCCGACACAAAGACATATTGATTTGGAAGGCGTGTTTTGATTTGCAACAAGCAAGGGAGAAAGCAAATGAAGCAAAAAAAGATAGTAGTTGAAGGCTTAGATATGACCACATACACAGGGACAGAAGACCCATACCATGTGGTGGGTAGAACTTATCGAACCGCAAGCGAGGCATTTAGAGATGCAGAGTATGCGTGTGCCATAGAAAAGCACACCTCAGACTTTCGCCATGCAGTTAGTTGGTTCTCGGATTTCTTTATGACTTTATTTATGGGTGGGTGTGCCATAGCCCTCCCAGTGTTGTTTGTTTTATGGCTAACCAAGTAGTGCACAAATCAAGACCTAGTCTTGAAATGTGTTTTTTAACTAACCAAGGAGTAATTATGAATCAAGAAGCAAATGCAGTATTAGAAAAAGCGAAGTCTAACTTATCAGCACCCGACTTCAAAACCATGTCCATCATGGAATCCACTAAGTGGTGTGTAGAGCGTGGCTACGATAAGCCTGCGGATATTTCAAGTATCACAGGTAAAAAAGCAGGGGTTATTAGCACCGCCTTGTGGAAGATCCGCAACCCCAAGAGGGTCAAGGTTCTAGCCCGTCGTGCCGCTAAGAAAAAAGCGGCGGCTAAAAAGGGTAGCCCTGCCGTTATGAAGACCAAGAAACCCAAGGTCAAGAACGGCTACTACGCAGATGGTATGGAGACCCCATGGCTAGATGCGATAAAGCGTCAGGGTGTTTTCCCTGAGTTTGTAAAACCAAGAAGTCTTGAGATTGCAGACAACGCACTACTCGTTGCAGAGAATCGCAGGCTCAAGGTTTTGGTCGAGCACTACGAGTCCTTACTTTTCGGTAAGGGAGGCAAATGATGTATAGATCCTCGATGTATAACTCAGCAAGACTGCCGAGTATTGCCAATTACGACATGGCTAAGAGGATCTACCAAGAGGCTCGACCCATTCGTGGGCGATACCCTGAGGAGAGACCGCTTGGTAAGAACCGCAGATACTCATGGATGCAGATACATGAACGGGTAAGAAGCATAGAGTCCGAGGGTAATCCCGTAGGCGAGTATGTCAAGACCTATGCGTGTCAGTTGTATAGCACCGACTGTGTGGAGTTCTTTCCCAACAACGAGGTAGTCATTCGTGTGAACTATTGGCGGGGTCCGACAACTCTCATGTTCATAAACCATACGCTAAAGGAATACATTGGCGAGATTGGTTCAGAAGGGCATAAGTGGTATTTCATCAATAAGAATGGTGAAGCATATCCTATGCCGACTGGGCATGGAACTGAGATGCGGGTCAAGTTCATTGATGGGTATGGGTATCGACCACTCGAAGTTAAAGAGGAATACAAATGCAAGGTTCGCAGGAAAGAGATGAACCGACTGCGTAAGTATTACTCCGACTTCATCGAGTATGGCAAGACTATGCTCATGGCAGACGAGAAACTTGGTGATTGGAAATACTTATCCAAGAACCGAGAAGAACTCGGACTCAGAGTCGATAGGTATTGTGGCTATGATGTGTGGTCACACTACGACTCGAAGACGGATAAGCAACTCGAAGTTAAGATTGCCGACCAACGCAGTAGACTCATGCAACTTGTGCAACAAGCCATGGAGAAGAACGACCTTGAACTCAAGCGGAAGTTAATGCTTGCGGTTGCTCAGATGAGAGGTAGTTATTACTACGGCGGTGGTAATGGTAATGATTATGCCGCTACTTCTGTTGCTTTTGTCTCAGCGTTCGAGGAGATCATGAAGTATCACCATCACGATGTAGTGTTCGAGAGAATACCGCAACCGATTGGTGTGCCCTTCCGTGATCGCAACGATAAGTATGTCCCGCAGTAAACACAAATCAAGATCGTATCTTGAAATGTGCGTAGTCTATTTTATTAACTTAATTAAACAAGGAGTATTAAATGTCTGAAGTAATTTTGAACCGCCTTTGCACACTTAAAGAAGCAGAGGACATGATTGTAAGCATGGGTGAGGGTGCAACATTTCACTTGATGGGTGAACCGGGGGTCGGTAAGACTTCTATGTTTAGGAATATCGTAGAACGCACAGGGTATCGTGGAATCTACATTGATGCACCGAACATTGAACTCGGCGAATTGGGTATTCCGATCCCAAATCACGAGACCAAGACCACCCATATCTATCCTAACGAGCAATGGGGTTTTCATATTGATGAACCTAAAGTGATCTTCATTGACGAGTTTACCAAGGCTCATCAGTCAGTTAAGAATATGCTACACCCAATGCTTAATTCACCACGCATGGTCATGGGTATCCCCTTACACAAGAAAGATATAGTCGTAACGGCGGGTAATTACACCACCGATGGTGTGGGCGATAACATGATGAGCCATTCTCGTAATCGTATCAGCGTAATCAATATTAAGAAACCCAACGCAGGCTTCAATATTGATGGTTCAGTTGATAAAGATTCGTGGGGCGAGTGGGCTTTGCGTAATGAGATCGCACCTGAGATCTTGGCGTGGGTTAAGGAAACACCGCAGGCTTTGGCATCTTATCTTGACGCAGGTCAGAATGGGAACAAATATATCTTTAATCCTAAAGAGGTGCAACGGTCATTTGTTTCTCCCCGCTCGCTTGAGCGTGCTTCAAACATTCTCAAGAAACGCAACGAGTTCACCGAGAACGCAGTTATCTGTGCACTCGAAGGCACAATCGGTGCACCAGCAGCACGAGATCTTATGGCTTTTGTTGCAGTTGCAGATAGTTTGCCAACATGGGAGTCCATCATTAAAGACCCCAACAACGCAGTAGTTCCGAGTAGTCCTGCGGCTTTGTGCCTCTTGGCTTTCTCAGCAGTTCAGAAGGTTGATCGTCAAACGATTAGTAAGTTCTTTGAGTATCTCAAGCGGACACCCAAGGAGTTGCAATCCGTATTCTGCTTATCAGGCATGAAAGACGATGAGAAGAAGAAGTTGTTTTTTACTAGTCAGTCATTCGTAGATTGGATGCGGACTAATCAATATCTATTTTAAGGAGATGTAAATGAATCCAAGTGATTTCATAGAAATGACAGGTCGCAATAAAGAAGAGATTGATGCTCTGTTCAAGAAAGCCAACGAACTCAGAGAGGTGCTAGGCACTTACTTTGAGAAAGAGGAACTTGAGGTAGGCATAGTTGCATCTGTTCTCATGTCCATGTTAGTCGACATAATGATTCAAAACGAAACACCGCCACATCATGCAATTCTGATGTTTGGCACATTGGTTGCGTCTAAGTATGCAGACGAGGAAGAAGACGAAGCCGACAACGAAGGAGAAAACAAATGGCAAAACTAACTGCTGAACAACGCATCGAGAGATGCCATGTGCAGATGATGAAGCATAGGAACTTTGCTTTGTTCTCAGGCTTGTTCATGATCGGTAAGGTAAGCGTGGTTGATGAATCACTACCCTATACTGCTCAGACCAACGGGCTTGATGTGAACTACGGCAGAGAGTTCGTGGATAGTTTGAATGACAAGCAGTTGTCGTTCCTTATCCTACATGAGAATATGCACAAGGCTTATCGGCATCTGATCGTGTGGGAAAAACTATACAAGCAGAACCCTGTGCTTGCGAACATGGCTTGCGACTATGTGATTAACTTGCAGATTTACGACTACGATCCTCATCAGGAAGTCACCGAGTTTCCCACAACGCCTGACGGCAAGAATCTTGGTTGCATGGATGAAGCGTATCGTGGCATGGATGCACATCAAGTCTTTCTAAAACTTGTGCAGAAGTATGGCAAAGATGCAGGCAAACCCAAGGTCATTGTGATTGGTGATGATGGTAAGGGTCAAGTCGAAATTGTAGAGACTACTGACTTACCTGAAGGACTAGACGATCACGATTGGGAAGGTGCTGAGTCTATGTCAGACCAAGAGAAGGAGAGCCAAGCCAAAGAAATCGAGTCTGCTTTGCGGCAAGGTTCTATTCTTGTGGGCAAGATGGGTGGTGATGTTAGTCGCAACATTAGTGAAATGCTTGTGCCTAAGATAAATTGGAAAGATGCTCTGCGTGAGTTTGTGAAGTCAGTCACGCAAGGCAAAGACCAAACCACTTGGCGTAGATTGCACAAGAGATACATAGCCTCGGACATTATCATGCCGAGTAGTTATGACGAGAAGGTCGGTGGCATCATCATTGGCATCGACACATCGGGATCAATCGGAAGTGCTGAACTTACGCAGTTCTTGTCAGAGGTGAAGTCCATCTGTGATGAGGTATGCCCTGAGTTCATTGATGTGTTGTATTGGGATACCCATGTGGCATCGAGAGAAACATACCAAGGTAGTGAGTTATCTAACTTGGTTGAATCTACGAAGCCTGCGGGTGGCGGTGGGACTGAGCCTGCCTGTGTGCCCAAGTATATGAAGAAGAATCATATGAAAGCCGAGTGCTTGCTCATGCTAACCGATGGATTCATTCCTAATCAAGAACCAAGTAATTGGGAAGTTGGAATGCCTATCTTGTGGTGCGTGAAAGGCAATAACCATTTTAACGAAACCAAAGTTGTAGGAAAGGTGGTGCATGTTGAGTAATCAGAAACGGGTGAATGTCTCGATTAACCCTGAGACCATGGAGTTGCTTACTATTGAGAGAAGTAAGTTGGCGGAGATCCTAGGCTTTACTCCGTCGTATTCTCAAGTAATACAACACATTATTAAATCTGCACAAACCAAGACCCAATCTTGAAATGTGCACTAATCAAGGAGAATCAAATGAATAACTCAATTAGTATTGGATCATCAGCAATGCTTGTCGAACTCAGTATCCGTAGTTGGACTGGTCGCAAGTTGGACAAGAGTGTGT